AAAGAAACCATTACGATCTAAAGAACATAGAAAAAATTTAAGTTTAGCATTAAGAGGAAAAGATTACGGTAAGGGTGATTTAAGAGATTGTCCTGAATATAGAAAATGGAGATCGGAAGTTTATGCTAAAGATCATTATCTTTGTCAGAAATGTAAAAAAATTGGTGGAAAATTAAATGCTCATCACATAGAGAATTTTGCAGATAAAATTGGTTTAAGATTTGAAGTAAGTAATGGTATTACATTTTGTAAATATTGTCATAAAAAGTTCCATTCTATTTATGGTAATAAAAATAATAACTTAGAACAAGTATTAGAATTTATATATGTACGAAGATATTAAACAAGAAGAAGTCATCAAAGGATTAAAGTTTTGGCAGAATCCTAAAAACAATTTTAATGTTTTAATGCTTCATTATTGTGCTGATCCGTGCAAGGATCCTTCAAGGCAAGGGAAAGAGTGGTATGACAATGAAAAGAAGGGTGCATTAAAGCATCTTTGGAAAAAAGAAATGGAAATTGATTTTACCACTAAGGCAGGAAAATTAATATTTGGTTCTGAATATTGCGACTTTGATAAAAATATACACTTTATAAATTCGTTTGAATACGAAACTCCAGTAGAGCAACTTATTAGTTTAGACTTTGGACAAAGAAATCCTACAGCTACTTTAGTTGGGATTTGGACAATGGATAATGTACTTTATATAATAGATGAGTATTATAAACCAGCTATACCATCAGTTAGTTCTCGTGAAATGTTTAATAAGTTTGGTTACTTAATGGATGTTGATGAAGAGACTTCTTTTGAAAATAAAAAAAATGCTGCGGTTCATCGTTTTGGTGTTAGGGTAATTGACCCTTCAACTAGGGCGAAGAATAGAGTTGCAGTTAAAGATGGTGAAGAGATAGAGTATTCTGTTGTAGAAGAATTTGAAGATAATGGTTGGGAATTTGAATTAGGTTCTAATGATGTACCTTCTGGTATTACACGTATTAGAGAATATTTCAAATTAGATGAAAAGGGAAAATCACATTTATATATATTTAAAGATAAATGTCCAAAACTTTGTGAAGAATTAGAACATTATAGATACAAAGAACATACAGAAATACAAGCAAAAACTCGAAATAAATCTGAGGATCCTGTAAAGAAAAACGATCATGCCGTTGATGCTTTGAGGTATATGATAATGACACGCCCAAATTCGCCGTCTAAACCTCAGGTAGAAAGAACAAGAATACAAAAAGACATAGATAACCTTTTACGTCCTAAAATCATTAGTAATAATTGGGATGTATCTTAAAAAATAACAATAAAAAACGTATGGCAGAGCCAACAAAAAAAGAGTCTAAACAAGGAGCAGTAAACAAAATTCCTTTATCTGATTCATCACAAGATGATTTTCAACGTAGAGCAAAAATGTATCAAACAGAAGTAGAACTTTTGCAAAGAAAGTTTAGTGTTGTTCAAAGACCAATCATTACTCCATTTGGTCCAGATATTCAATTAGCAGACGCAAAAAAACTTCCTTCCCAAACTCCTCCAACCGCTTAATTAAATAAAAATTGTATGAATGTAAAACCAATACAAGGTGTTTTAGTTATCAGAAAACACGAAAAAACTAAATCAAGTGTAGATATCGTCACGGAGGAATCCGATGAGGATAAAAGATTAATTACTGGCGAAGTTATAGAGGGTGGAAAATTACAACCGAAAGGAATAACTGTAATTTTTGGAAAATATTCCCTTTATGAATTAGTATTGCAAGGAACTAAATATTTCTTTTTAAATGCGGAAGATGTAATTGGGACGTGCGATTATAAGGAAAAAAAATAGTATGACAATTAAACAAAAACTTTGGTATTGGGTTGCAAGAAAATTACCAAAAAAGTTAATTTATTGGGTAGTAATTTATTTAAGTGCAGTAACAACTACTGGTAAATATGGTAAAACAATTGTACCAGAATTAACATTATTTGATGCACTTGATCGATTTGCTAATGATAATAATATAAAAGAAGATGAATAAAGAAATTTTATTTAACGAGGAAGCTCGTAAAAAGATTTTTGAAGGTGTAAATACAGTCGCAAAAGCTGTTAATTCTACATTAGGTCCACGAGGACAAAATGTAATCTTTGAAGAAAGCTCTTATCCAACAATTACAAAGGATGGAGTAACCGTAGCTCAGCAAATATTCTTAGAGGATAAATTTAAGAATATGGGAGTTATGTTAGCAAGGGAGTGTGCCGAGAATACAAACAGAGAAGCTGGAGACGGCACAACCAGTACAATTGTGTTATTAGAATCAATGGTAAACGAGGCTAATAAGTATATTGTGGCTGGTATGAATCCAATCCTCATCAAACGAGGAATGGAGGTAGCCCTCAAACAAGTCTTAGATGACTTAAAGAAACAAGCAAAAGAAATTAAAACAGATAAAGAGAAACTACAGATTGCTACTATTTCTGCAAACAACGATGAAGAGATTGGTAAAATAATTAGTAAAGCTATTAAAAAAGTTGGAGTAGATGGGGTTGTAACTGTTCAAACATCTAATGCTCCAGAAACAGAAGTAGAATATGTTAAAGGATTACAATTAAATAGTGGCTTTGAATCTCATCTGTTTATGAATGATCCAAGGAGATTGGTTGTTGCTATGGAAAATCCTACTATAATTGTTTGTACTGATGTTATTATTAATCAAGATCAATTAGTACCAATAATAGAAAGATTAGTAACTCAAGGTAAACGTCAATTGGTATTACTTGCAAGCAAGATTGAAGGGAGCGCTTTACAATTTTTAGTACAAAATCATTTACTTGGAAAGTTTACGTGTGTTCCTGTTAAATTACCATTGGCTGGAGATTATGGAAGAGATTTAACCTATGATTTAGCAGCATTAATTAATGCTACTGTTATAGGAGATGAGGATATTATTAAATTACAGGATGCAGAAGTAAAGGATTGCGGTACATGTAAAAATCTTATTATTTCCAGAGATAAAACAATTATATCTGGTGGTAAAGGAAATGTTAAAAGCAGAATTGAAGAGACTAAGGCATTGATAGAAAAGGAAAAAGACATTTACAGTAAACAAAAATTAAAAGATCGTTTGGGAAAACTCACAGGGTCTGTCGCAAATATAAAAGTTGGCGGAGCTTCTGAAACCGAACAGACGGAAATCAAATATAGAATTGAAGATGCGTTAAATTCTACCAAATCTGCTATACAAGAAGGTATAGTGGAAGGTGGAGGAATTGCTTTACTTAAATGTAGTTTATTTCCACCAGTAGATAATAGACATGTTGATAAAGAATTGAATGCAGGTATTTCAATCGTTTATAATGCTTTAAACAAACCACTACAAACAATAGTAGAAAATGCTGGAGAAAACGGAGAAGCAATAGCATCAAAGGTAGTAGAGAGTTCAAAGGGTTACAACGCTTTAACTGGAGAATATGGTGATTTGTTTCAGATGGGAGTTATAGATCCTTTCAAGGTTGTAAAAAACGAAATACAAAACTCTGTAGCTACTGCTGGTATTCTTATAACCTCAGGGGCTGCAATTACAATTAAAGAAAAAAAAGATGATAAATAGTATTATATTGTCATTGACAATAATCATTATAGTATTCGGCTTTATATGGTTCACTATACAGAGAGAAAAGAAATTAGCAGAAGATAATATTGAAAGATTCAGAGAATTTGTAAGAGCATCAAAATCTAAGAATTTAGAAGAATACGAACAATCATTACCATTTAAAGGAGACTTACCACAAATAAATCAAGATGAATTAGTAGACCTAGATCAAATAGATCCAATTCAGTTATTAAAAACTGTTAAAGAAGAATGATATGAACATAACCAAAGTTCAGGTACGAAAAATTACTCCCAAAGAGGGATTGGTTGGTTTCGCTTCATTCATAATCGAGGATTCTTTGTACATAGGAAATATTGGTGTTTTTTCTAGATTAAATAAGGACAGTTTTAGATTGATTTTTCCAGAGAAAAAAGTTAATGATAAAAAAATTCCTATTTTCTATCCTCTAAATACTAAACTTTATTTTGAGCTCGAAGATATGGTAAATCAAGAAATAAAAGAAATTTAATATGGAGTTAAAAAATCTTCAAGGAGATGTTAAAACGGGTAAAAAAACAGGAGATACAGCTAAATTTATAAGTTCTCTGTATGACGACTCGGTAAGAATGTATCTTAAACAACACCGTGATTGGTATATTAATGAACGTTTTGCAAGAGGTGATCATTGGATTGTTTATAATAAAACTTTAAACAAAATACAAAATATTCCTGTTGGTGATGGAGAAATTAGAAGAACCATTAATAAAATAAGATCTCAAATAAGGGGAGTTAAAAATTTTATTAAAAGAAATCAACCACGATGGGAAGCACATCCAGATGATGTTACAGATGAAGAAAAAGAAGAAGCAATAAAGAAAAACAAAATATTACAATATATTTATAGAACTAGACAGTTTCCTTTATTATTAACTGATCAAATTGTTAATTCATTGAAGTTTTCGGTTGGAATCATTGAGGGTGGAGTAGTTAAGAAAAAAGGTAAAGATTATTTAGATTTTTGGGTAGATGATACTTTTGATATAGTATTTGATCCTGTTGCTACAAGTATTCAAGGATGTAGGTTTATTATAAAAACTTTCAAGAAACCAGTTTCTTATATAAAGAAAACTTA